GTTCTCAACACTTATGTTAAATTTCTTTTTCTTTATTTCTTCTAAATCTAATTCTGACATTTTAATCTATTTTTTATATTAAGGACCGAACTTTAAACCACCATTATTGACATAACCAGTTGTGTATCCACTTTTCGTATATCTTACATAAGTAGTTAAACAAGTTCCACAAGATGCAGAACCAGGTGGCCAGTTAACGACATTACCTACATTCACGTATGCACTCCAACTGTGAGTACCACTACTATTTGCACTTGGATTAAACGAAGAACTAAATCCTAAACTTGACCAGGGAGTCCAATTACAATATCCATATAAAGAAATTCCTGAAGGTGTGTTTGCACCACTAGTCCAACTATGATTACCACTTGAAAATTGATTAGAACCAAAACCATAAGAACTAATACAAGGTGATGAACACGCATTTGCATACATACTATAACCTGCTATACTTCCATATTGTAATGAACCACTCATTTGTAAACTTGGTGATGCTGTTGTAAAGTTTTTAGTTGGTGTTGTTGATTGACCAGCAGAATTTGTTACATTAAAAGCATAATAATATGTTGTTGCCGCTGTTGCACCACTTATATTTAATCTATAACTTGAACCACTAGCACCTGTTGTTCCACCTAATTTAACACATTGATAATTAGGATTAGATGTTACATTAGAATTTGTACCAAAATAAAATTTAATATTACTTTGACTTGCATTATTTCCACCACTATCAGTTATTGAACCATCTACATAAGCTGTTGTTTCACCAATACCAGCAGCATTTCCTTGTGATATTGTTGGAACGACTGCAGCACCACTACTTGATGAAATTGTACTTCCAACGCTTTCTCCTATTGAATTTATCGCATAAGAAGTAACATAATATGTCGTTGCCGCTGTAAGACCAGTAACATTTTCTGTAAATGAACCAGTTCCTGAACCTAAACTTGACCTTTTTGTATTAGAAGCATAACTTGAATTTGTACCAAAATAAAATCCTTTAGAAGTTATACTAGCACCATTATCAGCAGTTGCATTACCATTTAAAGTCATACTTGTTGCTGTTACATTTGAAATTGCGTCTGTTTGAACAGTTGGAGCAGATACACTTGAATATCCATAAAATTCAGACATTGTATCTGGTTCTGCAAACCCTGCACTATTAGAAAGTGTTCCTAATGAAACATCTGTTCCAGTTGCACTTCCATCAACCTCTGCTGCAATATCAGCTCTTAATCTTAAAGCCCCTGAACTTGGTACTGGCATAATTAATTATTTTAATCGTTTAATAAATTTTCCATTCCACTAACTAACTTAATCGAATCGTAACCCTGACTATATGTATTTTCATCAAATTCATAATTTTCAATTACTGTTGTTTCTTGAAACAAAGGTTCATTAGGGTTTGAATGTCTAGCATCTTTTGATTCATAAGCACCAAAATCAACAAAAACTACATTGTTTTTTATATAGCTACCATCTTCTTGTTCTAAATAATGGTGTTGTGTATCAATTTTAAATATAGCTACATAAACATCTTCATAAGAAGTTTCTATATGATTATAAGTTGGTTTTTCTATTGTTTCAACATTTCCATTAGGATTAGTTATTTCTACTTCTTCTGTTTCACCTGTAGGTGTATATGTATGGTAAATACAATTTCCTATTAAAGCCATAATTAGTCTTTTTTACAATTTTTACATTCGTCTAATTTATTAGACAATTCTTTTACTGATTCAATTAATAATCCAATTAGCCCATTATAGTCTACAGTTTTAAATGTATCAGATCCATCAAGTGTGTTTTGTGTTTTAATTAATGATGGCATTACTTTTTCTACATCTTGTGCAATTATACCACCACTTGCTTTACCATTTGATTTATAATTAAACGTTACACCTTTTAATTCTTTTATCTTTTCTAATGCACCATCAATAGTTTCTACATTATCTTTTAATTTTTCATCAGAAGATATAACTGTAGAATAAGCAACAACATCACCCTCTACTTGTAATGTACCTGTATCTTGTAATCTCATATCTTCGCTTCCATCTAGGAAGAAATTTATTTGATCTGATTGTACATTTATATAATCATTTGTATCTAATCCTATTTGTGATACTAAACCTCTTGAATCTAGTGACGCACCATAACTAACTGTATTTCCCATACCACTATGAGCTGTACAATAAGTATATAATGTTGGTGTATCTTGCTCTGTTGTTATTTGAGTATATGCACCTGCGTTACCTGGAGTACCAACAGCTGTTACATTAGTTGAATATGCTGATCCCCCACTATGAGTACCATTTGATGTTGTGCTAAATCTTAATGGGTGACCACTATTAGTACCAGCACTTTGATCAAATCTATATGTTTGACCTTTAGATAGTGTTATTACTTGATTTGCACCATCATAATAATATTTATTCCCTGAACCAGGATTTACAACCGTAACTACTATGCTTGTATATATAACATCAGTTGTATCGTTAATTTTTATATCAGCTAAATTTGTTAAGGCAATAGTGTCATTTGCAACTTTCGTACCAGTCACAGCGCCACTACCAATTGTCGCAGTACCACCACTAACACTAACGTCACCACTTAATGCTAACGTAGAACCATTACCAAATAGCGTATATACTTCATTGAAGTTTGAGTTTGTTGATTGCATTGCGGTTCTTAATGGATCACCTGTTCCATCATTCGCATTAGTACCAACGTCTATAATTGTTTTTGCCATTGCTTAATTTTTAATATATTGTTTTATCTACTGTTATACTTGTATCATCAACTAATTCTAAAGTTGTATCAACTCGTAAAAAAGAACCATCTGCATCGAATGGGTATATTGCACCCCAACCATTTGTCTCATTTGTATTACCAAAAAAACTACTTTCGTAAATTGATCCAAATGCCATCTTTTATCTTTTTAATATAACTCATTAATTTAATTTCGTTCTGCTTTTTAGTCTTGTTGTTATATTTAATATACTCTCCTCTTTTCATTATAATACCCAACCAGTTAAGTTTTGATCTCTTTCAGGGTACATACCACCATCTTGATTTGCTGTATATAAAGGGTATTTTTCACTATTTTCATTCATATACCCTAAAAATCGTTGAGTATAAAACTCTGCTTTTTGTTTTGCATCATCAGCTAGACTATCAATTTCTCTTAATGAAGCACTATCTGAATTGTCAGATCTATGTTTATAGATTCCACCATTAGAAATTTGAAAAGCTATGTATGGAATTAGAGTTGCTTGAGAATACCAAACTAACATAGGTTTTAAATAATCATCAATTAGAGTTGTATTATCAGTAGTTAATGAGTTGTTAATTACCTCAAATTGTAATCTATCATATAATTTTGTTCCAAGTTGTGTTTGTATATAAGTGTCTTGTGCTACTTCTACAAATTGTATTAACTTATCTTGATCTACATTACCATCAATTATAGACTTTCTTTTTAACTCTTTTAATGTTATAAATAGTGCTTTCATTATTTATTATAATTTGGGTGATGACCTTGATTCGGCATATCTTTTGGTGCTATCGCATATTCTTTAGGATTTGTTGGTTCTTTAAATCCATCTTCTTTTGCTTTACCAATTGAAACTTTATCTCCTTGTTTAACTTTCTTTTTGTATACGTTTAACATAAATTTGTGTTGACAATTAACACCACCTTTATATTTAAATAAACTATATCTTTGACCTTTATGACCTAATTCTTTATTAAGTCCTCTAAAAGACATCATATTAATATCTTCTTTTCTAAACACAACACCTTGTTCTGCTAAATTTTCCATACTAATACAAAACTTTCTACTATTTATAGATTTTTTTATTGGTGTATATGAATATCTAACTTTAAATGTTGCATTATCTTGATATGATTCTTTATTAGGATTAGCATCGGATTTACTAGCTTGATTAGAAAAAGTATCTAAATCAAAGTCTTTATCAGAATCTTCTACTATTTCTTGATGTACTAATTCCCATTGATTTTCATCTATCTTTTCTCCTAATGTTTCAAGCTGACTCATTAAGTCATCTGCTTCATCATCATTCAGATCTATTTTTACATCACTAGACAACTTTTCTCCAGTTTCTTCCTCTCTTTTTATCTTAGTTGCTATATTATCTAACTCAGTGAATTCAATAGGTTGTAACGTCACAAAATATAAGTTTAGATATATTTCATTAAAAGCTAAAATAGATTTAAGAGAGTCTATTAAAAGTGCTTGAAATGGTCTTATAACGATGTTGTCCATTAATATAGATGCTGTTCTTAATTCCTCTGCATTATTACCAAAACCAGTATTATCTTTTATACCTAATAATATAGGAGAAACAACACCGTGACCAATCATTATCTTTTCCCTCGATTCCTTTGCTAAGAAATCATATTGTGCGTGTGCGTCTGGTAGGTTTATTGGTTCTACTGATGCTTGAGTTTCAGCATCTTCATTAAATGCTAATATAAATCTACCTGCATTTGATGATCCACTAAACTTATCATATATCTTTCTTTCTATAATTTCTTGTGCTTCATCACCAGGAACTCCATTATTGAAATTCAATAACATAGATGGTTGTAACCCATTTTTAATATTTTGAATATGATAATTTGATACTTCTTCCTCAAGATTACAATATTGTAAACAACCTTGATAATCTACAGGAGAATAATAATAGAAACCAGGTCTATATGGTTTTACACAATATATTTCAATTAATTCTTTTTTACTACCATATCCAAATGCTGGTATTCTTTTTGGTTTATCGTTTGGTTTTATTTCACTCCATTTTGGGTGATAATAATAACCTTTAACTTTACCATCTTTTGCTTTCTCAGCTCTTAACGTTTCAGTAGGAAAATGATATATTCCATTGATCTGACTTTTCTTTTTGTCATAAGTAACTTGAATAGATGCTTGACCTAAAAGTTTTAAATCATTTACTATTCTTTTTAATTGGTCTGGTTGTAATATAGATTGCATCTTACCAAACATCTCTGCTTTTTCTTGAGAATCAGTTGCATCTAATCCTCTACCATAAATCATATCTACAATACCATTTACACACCTAGAGTTAGTTGCACTACCTAAATATCTTTCTATAATCTCATCAAAGTATTGGTTGTTTTCACCATACTCTACCCAATTATGTCTTTTGTTTTCAATTACTTTAGGTATTTCATACCCACCTAAATTTATTATCTTTAAATTTTTACTCATACTACTATATATTTCTGTTCAGTTGTTTCAGAATCGAACTCATTATATTTTCCTTGATTAAGAGTATGACTTGTAGTGTAATCTACTTGACTACTAGCATATGCTTTACCTCTATATATTAAAGTTGTTCCTTGTTTTATTTCAAATGAATAATTTCCATCTTCAGCTAATATACTAAACGCACAAGACATATTTAAGAAATTACCATTAGAAGATAATGAACTTGTTTGATTAGATAATGTTTGATTTTTCTTAGTTCCATCTTCTACAATCTTTAATGTCAAATTACTAGCTACAATATATGATCTTGGTATTATACTAATAGTTTGAGCATTTGTGTTTGGCAATAATGTTGTCATAAGTATATAACTAAATATGTTATATATTGTTCCAAAAAAAAAGAGGATCAAATTGATCCCCCTTTTAATATTAAGAATAAAGATTCTGTTAAGAATTGCTTCCTACTGTTCTAGTTATAGTACCACTTAACCCAGCGAAATCTGTTGAGTTAAATACAAATTGACCAGTAGTATGTGCCATAAACACAGCTGGTAAAGTTTCTTGCGCTGTGAAAGTAAGTGTATAACCACTCAAATCTCCCATTGCAGCACCAGTAACTATTGTACCACCACTTACATCTGCACCATTTACTAATCCCATCATCATAAAGTTTCCATTGTAATCTTCAACAGCAATATGTGGTCTACCATAAGCCATTAATTTTAACTCTTTGTTATCAGCTTTAGATAACTTTTTAAGTGTTAAATTTAATGTTTGCTCATAAAATGTAGTTCCATTTTCTCTTGAAGAGTTTACATTTTGCTCTAATGATGAATTACCTTTTACTTCATAAACAAAATAAGTTAATGCACCAGCAGTACCGGTCATATTAGTTATTTCGTCATTAGTAAGAGTCACAGTTCCTAGTTTGCTAAAGTCAACGAAATAAACATTTTTTATTCCACCAACGACATCTTTACAAGGTTCTTTTCTTCCAAGTGTTAAATCACAAGCCATAATTATTATTTTTATAAAAAAAGGTAGGTAAGATTAACTCGCCCACCTTTCTTTGAGTTATACAATCTATTTATTAAGAGTAAAGAACGATGTCAGATCCTATTGCGTGTTGAATACCTGCAGTGAATCTCATTACTACTCTTACATTTTGACTTCCATCAATATCTGCCATATCAATTACTTTTACTTCGTTTTGATCGTTTAATAGACCAGTTCCAAAGAATAAGTTTGATTTTTCAGCAGCTACAGCTGTGTTGTCTGCTAGCCCTGAAGCCATTACCATATTGATACCATCAAATGTTAATGCACCACCATTGAACCATTGAGTACCTTTATTGTCAGTACCAGAAGCACCTACGTTAGTTGCAAAACCACCTAATGCTCTTACATATGCTCTATAAATGTTGTTTGATACATAAACAAACAAGTCCTCAGATCCATACACTGCGCTTGGAATTGCATCAGCAATCTTACCAAGTTCTGTGATTACGTTTGCAGAAGTTACTGCACCAGCAGCAACGTCATTTACGTCAGCATCAGCTAATAATGTAGTTTTGAATCCATCAAATGAACCAGCATTAGCATTTGTACCATTCCAAATGTTTTGTTCCATTTTTTGTGCTACCTTATCTGCTACGTGAGCAATTAAGAATTGAGAAAAAGATGGTGGAAGATTGTCAAATGCAGAATATCCCATTTGTACAGCTTCCCAATCTGCTCTAAAGTCTTTCTTACATAATTGTAAGTTAACTTGAAACTCTTCTGGAGTTAATATTCTCTCAGTTAGAGTTAGTGTCGAAGTTGCGTCAAAGTCACAAGTAGCATCTTTTACGATGTCATCTGTTGCAACTTTTTTCATTACTTCTTTATATTTGATATTTGGCTTAATAGTTATATTACCCTCAGCCAAAGTTTTACCAGATAGTAACGCTGCGGAAATGTATTTCCCTGCGAATTCACCTGCGTAAGTAGTTGTTAAATTATTTGTTGTCGCCATTTTTTACGATTTAAAATTGATTAATATTAGATTATGATTCTGATGCCCATACACCATCACCACCAGTTAGATACCAGTCTGTTAATGCGACTGCTTTGATTGTACACCAATCACCTTTATTTGCTGTTGCTTTAGTGTTGATCCAATCTTTGTTGTCTACACCACCAGATTGTATCGCAGCAACTGTACCGTGAATTGCATCACTTGCAGCTGGACTTAAAGTAATAATATTATTACCATCAGCACCAGAATTACGAAACGTAAATTCCATTCCGATATTGTTTGCGTCAATAGTTGGTAGAGTCAATACAATTGCATCAGTTGCAATGTTAAACTCAGTACCAGCTTGATTTGCGTTTATATCTTGAGTAGTAGTCAAAGTTTCTTGTTTTGACCTTGCTCTTAATACGCTATTTGAAGTTGTTATTGTCGTTGACATATTTAAAATTTTGAATTAATTATTAGATATTGCGTTTAATACTCTTGAGTAAGTAGTGTTAGTATTTGCATTAGTTGCATATCTTACACCTAGTTTTTCACTTACTTCATTCTCTGGAGAATGTGCTAGTGGTTCAGTCATCTCAACATCTTTTTGGTCACTTGATAGTTCTTGTGGAACATCAGGACTTGTTTCATATGTTGCTTCAACCATACCTCTAAGTTTCTCAACCATAGCTTTGATCTCTGCAACTTCCTCTATTGTTGCATATTTTGGTGCTTCCTCAACAATTTCTTCTTGAGTATCTTCCATAGGATCTTCAGCTAGTACCTCTTCTGCAGAATAAGACACTTCTCTAATGTCATCTTCTTGCTTAGGAGTTTCTTTTGTAGCTTCATTAGCTACTTTTTTTGATTCTACCTTTTTTGTTTTAGATAGATCATCTTCTTTCAGATCAACTTTGTTTTCGATTGTAGATTCCTCTACTTTTTCTACTTCCGTTGATGATAAAAGAACATCTTTTAGTTTATTAACTATTTCACTTGCTCTCATAAGATTACGAATTTATAGTATAACCTAAGTATATTTTATTGTTTGGATTTCAAACCTTACCTATTCCTTGTGCTTCTAATGTTCCATCACAACATTTAGTAGAATAAGTACGACCATCTGGACATAAGCAACCTCTTGCAGAACTTTTAGGTGAACTATGACTTAATGTAGCATCTTTTTTTCTTTTAGTATAATGCATAGTATTATTTTTTTGGAACACAATTAGGAACTGGTCTACCATTCTTTTGTTTCATTCCTATTTGCTCATATCCCTCTTGACAAGGATCATCATAGAGATTGTGTTCCTCACAAGGCATATACCAAACATCACCCTCGTATTCGTGTGTATGATACCCTGAACAACCTATATCTTCTGCTGCTTTCTCTGCTTCTTCTTGCGTTGAATAACCAGCTCTACCATCTATAATAGTAGATGATGCTTCAATAGCATCAAGACCTTTTAGCTTAGAAGTAGTCCAATTTAACATTGATTTACCACCCCATAATAAATATGATATTGTTCCACACGCTTCATTATTACCAGCGTCATAATATGCACTTGCTCTCGAAAGATAAGAGTATATACGTTTAAGAGTAGATAATGTAAACTTTTCTCCTCTAGCTAATTGCTGCGCTCTCACTTTACCAACTTGAGTTGCACACTTATTGTT